CTTTGCTGCGCCTGTTTTCATGGATGACACGGTATCAAGCAATGTCTTTATGGCCAATGCGCCTGATGCGTTGCTCTACGGGTCTTTGGTAGAAGCCGAGCCTTACTTGATGAATGATGCGCGAGTGAATACATGGGGTTCTTTGTATGACCGCGCTATCGCTACCCTGACTAAGTCTGATGAGGCTTCTCAGTATTCAGGTGTTCCACTTTCAATGTCTTACGCAACGAGGTAAATCATGGCTGAAATGTCCAACTTCTTAGAGAACGCACTTGTAAACGCAACCTTGCGAAACACAAGTTACACAAGCCCTTCGGTTGTGTATCTGGCTTTATACACAAGTGACCCAACAGATGCAGATTCTGGTACTGAGTGTTCGGGTACGTCTTACGCCCGTCAAGCAATTACTTTTGGCGCTCCTTCTAACGGCGTGACCACAAACTCTGCTGCGATTGAATTCCCTCAAGCTGGTGGCTCATGGGGAACGATTACCCACATCGGTATTCGTGATGCTTCTACCGCTGGGAATCTGTTGTATCACACGCCTTTGGATGCGTCTAAGACTATTGCAACAGGTGACGTTTTCCGTGTGGCCATTGGTTCATTGAGCGTTACATTGGCCTAACATGGCTGATCTACTCCCACCGTGGACGATAGACAGTCTAGATAACCTAAAAGGAAGTCTAGACAATTTAACCCTGTCTCTGGACAGCCCGTTATATACAACGTCAGTCACACTTTGGGACGCTTACGGCTCTGTCAACACGACAGCAACCGTATCAGCAGGCTCTAGCGTAGTTTTCAACGCATCTGCTGCGGTTAGCGTTACGGCCACAACATCTGCTGACGCTATTCGATACGCACAAGTAACAGCGGACATTACAACGGCTACAACGACCTCATGCGATGCGGTGAGGGTAGCACTAGGCAATGCAGATATTGCGGCTTCTGCGGCTGTTTCTGCGGCTGGTACACGGGTTGCCATTGCCTCTGGTTCTATTGATGCAACTGCGACTGTTTCTGCTAATGGTGGACTGTTATTGAGTGGCGCTGCTGATATAGCCACAAGTGCAACGGTAAGCGCAGATGTGGTCAGGGTGCGTAGTGCTGACGCTGCTGTCACAACTGCGACAACGGTAACGGCTTTGGGTGGTTTGGTTGCTGGCGCTGATGCAAGTATCTCTGTGGCAGCTCAAGTCACAGCCAATGCGGTTGCGGTGTTTGACTTTACAGGCTCGGCAAGTTGCGCTGCGATTGTTGTTTGCGATGGCCGTAGGAATGGCGATAATTGGGGTGACACGACAGGTTCAGACAATACTTGGACGGATGTTTCGGTGGGCGATAACATTTGGACAGCGGTAAGCGTAGGGTCAAACGATTGGCAAGACGTATCTATCGGTTCAAACGATTGGGTCGATAAATCAACAAATGAAAATATTTGGCTGAGACAGGGTTAAACATGGCAACGCAACGAATTCCTTTTGGCGAATGGATGCCAGACCAACCAGGCATTACTGGTTCATTGACGGACGCTAAGAATTGCGTTTCTCAGGCTTTTGGCTATGGCCCTTTCCCGCAAGCTGTGGCTTTCTCTGCCGCCGCTGCTGAGAATCTGACAAGCCTTTTTGCTGGTAAACAACCAGACGGAACAACCAAGCTGTTTGCCGCTGGCCGTACCAAGATTTACACCGTTTCAGGCGTTGGCGCTGTTACTCAGGTGAATACTGGCTACACAACAGCATCCACCGAGCGTTTTCGCTTCACCCAGTTTGGTGACGTTGTTATCGCTACTGACAACTCATCAAAGTTGCAGGCATGGACATTGGGGACTTCTACGGCATTTGCAGACTTGGCGGCTGCTGCGCCCGTGGCAAAGTACGTCACGGTTGTGCGCGACTTCGTGGTTACGGCTAACACCTTTGAGAGTTCAAAACAAGAACAATACCGAGTGCGCTGGTCAGGTATTAACGATGAAACGACATGGACACCTTCAGCCACTAACCAGGCTGACTTTCAAGACATTGCCGATGGCGGTCAGATCATGGGCATCCGAGGCGGTGAGTTTGGCTTGGTCTTGCTAGAGCGTGGCATCCAGCGAATGTCTTATATCGGGTCGCCTCTAATATTCCAATTCGATAACATTAGCCGTAATAAGGGCTGCATGGTTTCAGGCTCAGTCGCTCAATATCAAGGCCTGACGTTCTTTTTGTCTGATGATGGCTTCTATGCTTGTGATGGCCAGCAGTTAATTCCAATTGGCTCTGAGAAGGTAGATCGCTGGTTCTTGGATGACGTAAGCGAGAACGACTATCCATCTATGTCGGCGGCGGTTGACCCCGTACGCAAGCTAATTCTGTGGAACTACAAGAGCAAAGACGGCTCACGCAAGCTGATTATTTACAACTTCAACACAAAGAAGTGGACTTACGCTGACGCAGGCACAGACTTCATTTCTGACGCATCTACCGCGTCTTCTACGCTAGAGGAGCTGGATAGCATTAGTTCATCCATTGACGCATTGGCTTCGCCTTTGGATTCAATTCTGTTTACTGGTGGCAAGTATTTCCTTGGCGGTACATTGGCCACAAAGGTTATTACCTACACAGGTACACCAATGACAGCTCGAATCCAAACTGGCGACATTGAGGCTGGTGGTCAGTCAGTGGTTACTTTGGCTAGACCACAAGTTGATCAAGGCTCTGCGACTGTGGCCGTGGCTTCTCGCAGATTGCTGAGTGAAGATGTAACTTTTGGTACTGCTGTTGCCGCTGATAGTGACAACCGAGTGCCTTTGCGTGGTTCGGGTAAGTACCACCGTATTGAGGTAAACCCTACTGGTGGCCGCTGGCGCTCTGCTGTGGCGGTGGATGTTGACATTAACCCTGCGGGAGTTCGCTGATGTATCGCGTATTACCTCCTATTGGTGGAGATCAACGCGCTATTGCCGAGGTTGTCAATGGCATCATGAACGGTAAAACCAACAATACTGGTTCAGTCACATTGCGACAATCTGAAGTAACTACTGTGATAACGGACGAAAGAATTGGATATAACAGTGTGATTCTGTTTATGCCAACAACCTCAGAGGCAGCCGATGAAATGGCTCATGGTCATATGTATGTGTCGTCAAGAGGAAAAGGCACAGCAACCATTTCTCATGGAAATCACAATTCGGTAATGACATTTGCATATGTAATTGTCGGATAACGTATATAATCGGCTCCGTGGATGACCCGCTACGGAGTCCTTTAAAGAAAGGCGCTTATGGCAGTCGGAACAACCACATCCACACAAACCACACAGATTGACCCAACAATTCAACCTTACCTGAAATATGGTCTGGAAGAAGCACAACGGCTTTATCAAGCTGGTGGCCCTCAATACTATCAAGGCCAAGGTTATGTCGGCCCGTCTGAAGCTACGCAGACAGGTATTCAGGCATTACAGGCTCGCGCTCAAGCAGGCAGCCCACTAACTAGCGCAGCGCAGAATCAGCTATATGGAACGATTCAGGGCGACTACCTTGGCGGCAATCCATTCTTTCAAGGCGCTTTCCAGCCTGCTGCACAAGCCGCCACAAGCGCCTTTAACACAGCCATTGGTAACGTAACGTCTGCTGCTTCTAAGGCTGGTCGTTACGGCTCTGGTGCAATGCAAAACCTACAAACCGCTGCGGCTGGTGAGTTGGCTCAGAAGTTAACTGGTACTGCTGGCCAACTGGCATATCAGAATTACGCAGATGAACGCGCACGCCAACAGCAAGCTACATTTGGCGCGCCATCATTGGCTGAAGCTGATTACGCTGACATTAACAAACAACTCGCCGCTGGTCAGTTGCGTGAAGGCTATCAGAATCAAGCCTTGCAAGCTGATATGCAGCGCTACAACTACGAGCAAAATTTGCCTCAACAGCAGTTGACTAACTATCTGAATCAAGCCTACGGCTTCCCCGCTGGCCGAACTTCTACATCACAAACGCCTTACTTTACAAACCCAACAGCCACGGCCTTGGGTACTGGTTTGCTTGGTGTTCAGTTGTTGGGCGGCTTAGACAAGATGGGAACTGGCGGCTCTGGTGGCATTGGTCAAGGAATTGATTGGCTAGGCAGACAATTTGGATATGGTGGTTAATATGGCACTACTAGATTCTCTTTTTGGCGAAACACCTTCTTACTATGGCGGTCTTCTTGGTGAAGATGAGCTGAAGCGTCTGCAAGGTCAGGCTTCTAATCAAAGTCAAATGACATTGGCTAACGCTTTGCTTCGTGCTGGCGCTCCAAGCCGTACACCTGGCGGTGGCGCTTTGGCTATCTCTGAAGGCTTGCAGATGGGGCAACAGGCTTACAAACAAGCGTTGGCTCAAGGTCTTCAGGAAAAGATACAGGGCTTGCAAGTGCAGGACATGATTCGCAAGCGTAACGAATCCGAGCAAATGCGTAAGTTATTCCCGCAAATCTTTAAGATGGAAAGCACGCCAGATCAACAGATTGAAGTGTCACCCGAGAAGTTGATGATGTACGGTCAACCAACTCAAGGCGTTGTCCGTGATGACGAGGGCAACATGATGCCTGGCGGTTCAATCGTTCCAGCGCAGATGCAAACCATTCCTGGCGCTCGCACAATGTCAGTTGACACTAACAAGTTGCAAGCATTGGCTGCAATGTCTTCAGACCCATTGGCTACTTATGCAAGTTTGGCTAAGTTAGTTCCTGACTTGCGTAAGGCTGGTTTTATTGGGGCTGGCGCTCAAGGCGAAAACCCATTTAACATTTTTGTTAACGACCCAAGCATCCCAGTTAACTTCAGAAATGCTGCGGCTCAGTACCAAAAGAGCTATGCAAGCGGTCAGCTAGACCCTGAAAAAGCTGATGAGCGTGTGCGTCAATTGGCTCAAAGTATTCAATCTGCACAAGATAGAGCCGCTACCGAAGCAAGAATGAATCAGCAATTTGAGCAATCACAAGCTGCTTTGGCTGAAAGTCGCCGCCAAACTGGGGTTCTTGCACAGCAAGGGCTTGATTTGCGTAAAGCTGCTGAAGCTAACAAGCCAGAAACATTCTCTTACTCGCAGAAGAAAGATTTTGACACTATTGCCGCATCGCGTGATGAGGCCAAAAAAGCCGAATCTAATGCATCTTTGGCAGTTCGTGCTGCACCTTTGTTGTCTCAAGCCTATGGTGGAGTT